TTTCATCTGCTCCGCCGTCAATGTGGACATATGCTGTTTTTTCGTCAACCCGAAGGACTTTTGCAACTGTATCGTATGGCTTTGTTTTACTTTCTTTCATTGCTGAAGCAATCTCTTTTACAAACTCATTCAATGCTTTCCACCTCTTCCTTCGTGCGGCAACCATGTTCCAGGGACAGTGTTTGCGATATTATTCTAAATTTTCCGGTAAGGTTATGCCGCGGATAATTCAAAAAGACTACATCCCCTAAAAGAACATCCTCAAAAAATCGCCGGTTGTACTGTATCGTTCTGGCAGGGTTCTGCAATTCTTTTAGCTTTCTAACGGCGTATGCTGCTATATTTTCCCCAGAGGATAATTCAACACCTGTTTCCGATTTCCACACTTCCCTCCCCCGGCTGACGGTTGATAAATAACTGTCCGGGCTGTCGTCCCGCGCGATGGCTGCGCCGTAATCGTCATGTATTGCCATAAAACAGTTGGGTGTGTCGTACCAATTAAATGCGTCTGTTACATCACACTCTATGATGTCGTTTGCGTTAATTCCCACTGTAAGACTGCTATTATTATCATTTGCGCAGATAACAATACTTCCATTGCCAAGTATTCGTATGCGCCAACCAATGGCATCTAATATGTGCAGTGCCATTGTGAGCCTTGTTTCCCCATCTTCCGCAACGATGTCATCCGTAGTTATCGGCGATGTTCCCTCGACGTACACAGGGGCAGGGATGCAATCATTGAGCAGATTTTTAATCTGTTTTGCTCCGCTACCGGCTGGTGCATAATAGCCACGCGGTAAGATCACATCGTCTGCTGGCTTAAGGACAGAATAACAGTCAATATTGTAGTTTTCCCTAACACCATCAAGCTTTCTTTCCGGGAAGGCGGTCAAGCCAGTAAACAGTGCTACTTTTACTCCTGACCCTCCTTGTCTGGCTTGCAGGTAAATGCGGACCCAACACTCATTGTCTGCTATCTTTTCCGTCATTGTGACAGAGGCAGATTCCCTTAAATCTGACGTGCTGTCCCGGTCAATACTGCCCTCAGTAAATTCAAATTCCTGCCGATCTGTCCATGTTTTGGGGTCAACCGTTGTCAAAATATATCTTGCTGAAAATCCTTTGCTCCAATCCATCACATCACCTCGTTAGGATGCTCTGCACTCCACTGTTCTTCCGTCACAGCATCCAGTTCTTCCGAATCCACTTTTTTAATCGTTAGCGAGAAATCTGTCCGCATTTTGTTATCGTGGTCTTTTTTCTCCGATACCTGTATATCGCAGGAAAATGACGAGCCGTCCGGTGTTCTAACGTGGCATATTCCGGGATACGTTGCGAGCCGCCTCATTTGCTCAATCATCATTGGTTCTGTTAGCGAAATACTTACTGCATCAATTTTTAAATCACGAGTGACTGCAGGGTTCCAGTCGCCTTGCACGGAGCCCCCAAGGTATACTGTCCTCTCAAAATCTTTATCCCATGAGTTATCTAAATCAAGGTTATACTGGATTTCGATAGATTCACTGTCAAAATCAATGATTGCCTTTTCGTGGGCTATCGAAAATTCGTTGTATAACCATGCAAACGAGCTATCTACTGTTATATAGTCGCCGTTGGCGGTTTTATTTACAACCAGTATGCCGCCGTACTCATTTAGCGCAGGGTATGGGTCAATGTACTTCTGGCCATAAACCCCATTTTCTAGAATCAATTCTGCTCTGTCTACGCTCATCCGGTACAAATCAAATGTATCCCCGTCAGCATATGTAGTTGGTTTAGCGACAACAATACTTGCTGTTTTATTGTCTGCAATCGTATTTACAGTGGCCGTTGGTACTTCCGGTTGGTGTTTCCACCGTACAACAAACGGTATCTTTTTTTCTGCCACATGATCATAAATATCTGTAAATGCAATCTGTATGCTGTACCTTGCACCGTCATCCATCTGCCCGATCAGGTCGCCCAAGGCAATACTGTAGTTATCTGTTTCGCTACCGGTAAAACTGGCAATAATTTCGCCAGCAAAATGCTGTTCCTTTAATCCGTCCGGGCGCAGAATATAATAATCCTCGTCCCTGGCAATCGTTACTTTTGCTGTGCCAGCAGAATCCCCGAAGGAAGGGACTATTGTTAATGGTAGCTGCTCTAAATAATTTGTTGTGCCTTCCGATGATTCTGGTACTGTCTGGTCGCTTGTTTCCGTGGTAACATCGCCAGAATTATATGTAGTCGTCTCCGAGATAAGATTTGTTGTAACGCTGTCTATCGCAGGTTTTGCAACAATTTCAACAGCCACAGAATCTGACCATGTCCCTTCCTTGCCTCCTTGTGCCGTAACCATTGCTTTTAGATAATGGATTTCTCCTACATTCCACAGATTACTCAAGAGGCCGTTTGCAGTATAGATTTTATTAATGTTTTCAATCGTTTCTGATAATGTCTCCATGCCGGAAGACATCATTAAAACAACGACGTTTCCATCTTTGCCTTTAACCGGCTCATCGTCAATCGCTTCCGCTATTTTTATGCTCGCTTTGCTGTTTCCGGTGTAGCCAACACTGCAAATAACTGTATCGTCCAGGGCAAGATAATTTTCCGTTGTTGCAAGCGTAGGAGTCGTTGGTGTCTCACTCAGAGATACGGAAACCGTATCAGACCAAGGAGATAACACTTCTTCGTCCCCGGACGTATCCCGCAATCTTACGCGGAAATAATATGTTTTTGCCGATTCCAGGGACCCGATATGCCATGTGGTCTCCCTGTCCTCCACGTCATAAGTAGTTGGGGCGTCCGTACTAATCCATGCGTCCTCATGGTCTGCCCATGATATAGTAGCCGCATCTGCGTTTTTCCATGACCAATCCCACGTTAATTCTACGGTATCAGATGCTACCGCCATTGCAGTTATATTTTTCGGCGGAACCGCAATTTTTCTTGTCTCTGAGTAAATCCACCCTGACTGCATGAGGGGGCTAAGTTTGTAGGTAATGCCAGGCGCTCCATTCTGAGGCGTAGAAGTTCCGGTAAAATTCTTGAGGGCAATCTGGTATTCAGCGCCGCCGGAAACGTCCGGACACGTAACCGTGATCGTCCCCTCTTTGTCGGTGATTGCAATAATACCTTTTTCTTCATTGTCTATTTTCATCCAGACGGCTGTTTTAGCGTCAGGCACTTCCGTGTTGCGCTCAATGCTGTTAATTGTCAGTGTTGTTCCTGTCGCTGATACCGTATCAAATGACGGGGATTTTAGGGCTCCTCGTGCCGCTACTCGTGGCTCAGAATACGCATATTTTTTATCGTGCGTACTTTGCACCCTTGTCCACATAATCTGGTCTTCCGCTATGCCGTCGTCTGTATTAAAATCTGCCGATACCGTGTAGTCATGGTATGCAACGGTTACTCCTGTGCTCCATGAGGTGCCGGTATACCTCTCTCCGCTTTCCGGCGTGTCTATGGCATATTGTAGCTCCATGGAATCCACAGGGCGGTCTTGTGGCGATGCCTGCACCCAGTTTGCCCATACATACCGGCTAGAGGAACCTATCTCTTTGCTCCCTGTGTTCTGTATGTTTGGACGTTCCGGGATGCTGTAATAATGGTACGCATAACCCCAACCGGAATCTCCGGCACATCCTCTCGACTTTACCCTTACAATGCGGCAGAATGTCATACTCTGTGTTGGGGAACCATCCTCTGTTATTTCCCATGTACCAGAAGCCCCTGTATAAGCCGAATTGGCAAAGCGAGCGTTCGCAATGGCGCCCTTATAGTTTGTCATTAACGCGGTCTGTACCTGTGTTTTTGCGAAATGTCTCGCATCATTCGCCTCGTATGATGTGCTCCAAGTAAAGGCACCTTTATTTGCGCCAGTATCATCAAGAGAATAAGAAACGGAAGGGGCATTTGGTGCATAAATGGTAAATGTCTTTGTGGAATGTGCGGCTGTATAGGTATGCTTTTTATCACTTTTTGTTTTGCCCTTTACCTTAAACTCTATCGCATTTAATAATTTTGATGAGACAGGATAATAATTTTTTGCATCAAGTGCTACTGTTTTTTTGGTTGCTGATTTTCCCACATCTATTTTCTTCCACTTTGTCCAATCCCATTTGGATGCACCGGCGTTTTTTGTATGTAGACGATACCACAGCCACTGTCCATCCTCATATTTTTTCGCCGGTATTTTCCAAGATATTGTAAATTTCAGATTGTCTCTCGATATAGACAGACCACTGGGAGCAGCAGATTTTTTATTTTTCTTTGCCATTATGCCATTTTCACCTGCCTTCTAAGCTCACTTGCCATCCTTCTTCCCCATTCTTCTGGGTTATCTGCACCGTTTACAGTTACATTAATAGTTACATCATTTTTCGTTCCCTGTGTTGCCTCTTTGATATCGCTCATTAACCTACTACGACCGTACAGCATCTCGTCTCCTGCTTCTCCTGCTCCAAACAATGTGGCGTCAGAAAATACATACGGGCTTTCCATAGCCTTTTTATACCAGCTAATGTGGAATGATGGTAGTGAGCCCTTTCCGCCAATACCGAACGGAGCTTTTCCGCCGGAAACACTCAGGTGCGGTAGGTTTAGGTGCGGAAGAGACCAGCTAAACTTTAAGGCATTCTTAAACCGTCCAGGGAAGCTTTTTACAAGGGATACTGCCTTAGTAAAGATGCTCTTTACAGCTGACGGTATCTTAGTAAACGCCCCTTTAACAGCGGATAAAATGCCGTTGCCCTTAAACGCCCCTTTGAATCCGTTTACGGCATTTTTAGCAGCAGTCTTTAAGAGCGATGGGAGATTTTTGACCCCTTTTATTATGCCAGTAACAATGTTTTTACCAAGCGAAAACCAGTTGAACGCTGTAAATATACTTACAATGGCTGTGATAATTTTAGGCAAATTAGCAATTAACAACGGAATCGCACGAACTAGGCCAATCGCTAAATTTGTTATGATCGTTACTCCTGTCGCAAGGATTTTTGGCGCGTTATCGTTAATGATACCGGCTAAATTTGTTATGATCGTAGGTACATATGCAATCAATACAGGGATAGAGTTAATCAACCCTTGCGCGATATTTTGGATAAGAGCCAAACCTGCATTTATTAGTTTTCCTGCATTGCTTCTCAGTGATTCCGTAAATTGCGTCAACATCGGCAACGCCTGTCCTAAAAAGGTTGGGATGCCCTGAGTCATGCCGCTGGCGATAGTCGTCAGTAAATTAACACCGACCGAAGTAAATACATTTAGCCCTGTGGAAATCGTAGAGGCGAGATTATTTAACAGTTGGCCGACAGCAGTTGTAATACTGCCAGAATTTTGAGTAACACTCGAAATTAAACCGTTTATGAGGTCGCCGCCGATTTTTGTCAGCCCCGGCAACTGACCACTAAAATTAATCGCATCTTGTGCCAGTTTGGAAAGAGCGCCACTTATGCCACCGGATTCCATCGCCTCAGCTAATCCACTAACCTCGCTTGTTACACCTTTAATGGCGCCACGGATAGCGCCCGAAAAAGTATTGTAAAAACCCAGTTCTAAGCCCTCTGTAGCACTAGATAGCAAGGTTATATCACCTTTTAGATTGTCTAGCTGCGTAGCCGCCTGCTGTGCCGCGGAGCCGGAAGAATCCTGTATTCCTTTCCAAAATTTTTGCACAGTCGCATCACTTGATGCGGTCATTTTGTTAAATGCCTGCAAACCTTGCGTTGTAAAAATCGTAGCAAGAGCGTTGTTTTTTTGTTCCGCTGTCATACCCTGTAAAGAGCCATTCAGCTCGTCTACGAGGTCGTTAAAGTCTTTTGCTTCGCCGTTTGTTTTGTAGGCGGATACCTTCAACTGATCTAAGGCTTTTGATGCATCATCAGTCGGAGTGTATAAGTCCGCCATGGCCCTATTTAACGCTGTAGATGCCTCGGACCCTGTCACGTTCTGCTCTGCTAAGCGGAGCAAGGAAAGTGTGACACTGTCCGCCGCTTGACCGTAGTTTTTCGCTGTGGCAGCAGAACCGGAGAAAGCTTCTCCAAGACCTCTTACGTTCGTATTAGCAAGAGTAGCACCCTTTGCCATTAAATCAGCATAATAAGATGCGTTGCCCATCGAGTCGCCAAAGCCCTTTACAGCTCCGGCGGTATACGATGCCGATTCTTCCAGACTCATAGCACCGGCAGAAGCAAGGTTAAGTACCGTTCCGATGCCACTAATCTGCTCATCCGCTGACAAGCCGGCTTGGGCAAGAATGTTCATGCCTTCGGCCGCTTCCGTTGCGGTGTACTTTGTTGTGCGCCCCATTTCCTCAGCTTTGGCTTTGACGTTTTCTATTTTGTCTACGGTTGTTCCCATAGTAGCTGCTACCTGAGACATCGCGGTATCAAAATTCATTCCGGAATCTATTGACGTTTTTGTAAATGCAACGGCGGCGGCAGAACCAGCCGCCATGGCTGTTTTAGCCACCTTCCCGACTGTTTTAAATGCCCCGCCGATTTTTGATGTGGACGAGCTGGCGTTACCTTCTGCGTCTTTCAGCCCCTGCTTATATGCGGTGTCTTTGATTGCCAGAGTGACAAACAACTCCATTACATTCAATCACTCATCACCACCAATCCGGCTTTTTTAATGACGTCCGCAGCTATTTCTTCGCCAGTCTTTGTTACTGTTTGTTTTTTATTATTATCAATCAAATCAACAAACGATACATAGAGATATTTCCCTCCGAACGCCTGTGAAATACTTTCGGTTACATATTTCAGCCCGTCAGCCATATATCGTTTGTAAATTAATTCCTCTGTATCGTCTAAAATCTTAGCCTTGACATACAGTAAGAATCCCTTTACGCTTCTTCCTCTGTATTCTCCTGCGCATCGCCAGAGGGTTCTTCTGTTGCGCCTGTTGGCACTGAGAAAAAAAGCTGACGTACCTCTGGCTCATTGACGAGGTCAACCATACCCTTGATAACATCCATTAATTTGTGCTTTTTCTTGTATTCCTCGACTGTCTGTAATTCAAACGCCGCTAAAATTCCGATTACATCATCTTTGTGTGTTTTTAACAGTCTAGGGGCTGTTTTGGCGCCCCTAGCAAAGACTTTGATGTATTTCTCACCTTCCCGCGGCACAAGTTCCTGACACAGCTTAAGTGCGTCATCATCATCTGCAATGTTGCCGATGCATTCGAGAGAATTTGCGATTGCTTCTAAACCCTGTTCTGCTGTTAATTCTGATAATTTCATGCTTTGCCTCCTACGCCGCTTCGCCTGTTTTGATATAGACCTCGTAAGGTACTGTCTCTGCGTTCTTAATGCTATAATGTCCTGTGTATTCAAAATCAAAATTTCCTTTGGATTTATCATCTGATTTAATCTTAAATCCGCCCGTTGAGAGAGCGTTCATGATTTTGATTGCGATAAATCCGGCGGAATCCCCTGAATTTTCGTCTGAATAGTCACCTATCCACCAAATATCCTTAAAATCTTCTACCTTTAAATCTGCTCTTGGTGTTACTTTGTTTCCTGCTACGTCTGCTGCCGCCATAAAACTTTTGGCCTGTGCGGTATCCATTGTAACGGCTGTGCCTGATAATTTTACCTCAATAGATTCGATCTCCTTGAGTTCCATCGTGTTTTTAGGCACGTTGTCAATATCTTCCCCGAAATCCGTAAAGGATGGCTCTGCGCTAAAGCTGCAACCGCCGCTGGTTGCCATGAGGATGTTAGTTGCTGCTATGGTGCCCGTTTCTGGCTCAAAAGTTGATGCAATAATACCGGCGTTAATCTGGATTTTTTTAAAAAGATCAGAAGGAACCTGCGTATACTTCATTTACTCACCTCGTTAAATAGTTATAAATTGCATAGTTATTACTGTGTATCTGCGTACTATTGACGAGTCGGCTTCATCGACCAAGGGAGTCCACGGTTGGTCCTGCGATAAAAAAATGATTCCATCATCGCACTTGACCGTAGTGCCCCCTTGCAGCCTGTCGCTGATTTCTTTTGCCTTTTTGTTTGGGACTGCCTCAGATTCTGTGTGATGCCAGACATTTACGACACTAGCGGCGGCCGCACCTGTCCACCAATTTGCTATAATCGGCTCATATGTGATAAAAGGAAATGCGGTATCTTTCGGCACCCTGTTAGACGGATATGCAGTTATGCCGAAAGACGACCAAAATTGATACAGTGCCGCTGTTGGAGTCATGACGTTAACTCCCACTTCTCCGCCATGACCTGTGCTATGTCTAAATTAGACGATGCAGGGGTTTCTTTTTCTCCCGCAGTTGATGTAACTCTAAAAATTTTTCCGTCTTTTGTTTTTAATACATCGTGATAGCTCAGTTTTACTGTTTTAGCTGTAGTGATCGTATATGTTGCTGTTACCCCCTCTTTTTCCGCCACTCTGGCAGACATAGAGGTATCTCGGACTATTGCCGCCTGTATTTTAGCGCCCTCGACCCACTCGGTGATAAATCCACCCTCGCCGTCAGAAGTACGTTTTTTATCCATGAGTATGCAATCTTGTAAAAATTCGTTGATTAAACTCATGCGATTTTCCTCCATGGGTTTAGGCGCGCCCTAAAGGCATCTTGCCATGTGTAGGTCTCGCCCTTGCTATTTGTTGCTCTGCTGTACGAATAGCCGCCAAATGACTCTGATTGATACGCCCCTAAATTGCCGTTTTTCGTCTGCCACTCGCTGATTTCGTCCACCAGTGACAAAAACGGTTTGGGGATAGCCAGTGGAACCACTACGCCGTCAAACGTCTCCTCCTGCAACGGGGCAGTATCGCCTTTGTGATACTGATAAACCCCGTCATTAAAGATAGAGCCACTAATTAAATAATATTGCCCGTCCTGCAAAGGGAGACGAATCGCGGTGTCGGAATAACGCAAGTCTTTGGTGTCTACTGTCGCACCTATGTGTGTGTCGAAAATCCAATCCCCGATTGTTATTTTGCCTGTGATCGCCGCCCCTTTGACTGGAAAGAAATTGTGAATATGATTCATAATTTCGTAAAGCACTCAACCAGCCCCTTTTATTCCTTGCTTAAACTTGATACTTCTGGAATAGTTTCTGTAGTTCCAACGGTAACTACACAAACACCGTCAAGGTATTCTGCCCACAGTTTCATGCCCATAATGGCGTATGTTTCGCCTGTGGCGTTTGTATAGTTGCCGCCTGCGTGAAATCCAATCAGATTTGTTTCGCCAGATGTCGTGTAGCCAAGCCCAAGTTTTTTAAAATCGCTGTCGCCGGGATCAATATAATATAGATCAATATTTTCCACCGGTGTTGCAATGACGGTTTTTGCCGGAATATAGTCGTCAGGGAGAAGGAACAGCGTGGAGAAACCGAAGAAATTTTTGATATACTGTAAACCAAACATTGTCTGCACAGTAATCTCTTTATCACCTAACCAGTCGTAAAAATCCATTACGTTTGCAAATCCTACGACTTCGGTTACATTTCTGTTCATTCCTGCGAATTTATTAAGTACAGCACCTTTTGCGATTGCAAGTGCTTTCTGCCATTTCTTCTGTGTTCCTTTTAATGTTCCGGTTTTTAAAAATGTGTAAAAATCCTTTAAAACCTTGTTCTGCAGCTCAACCATAAAGGCATCATCTGTTTTTTCAATCGCAACGGTTGCGCCCCATTTTGCCACAGACTCAAGAGTTAAAGATTTAGCGTATTTTTCTACGACAATATCTTCTCTCTTACTTTCCACAACTTTAAACTGCGTAAAAGGGATTGCCTCTCCCTCGCCCACACTTGCGCCGCCCTGTAAAGCTTCATCTTTCATCTGCGCTTCGTAGGTTACTAAGCTAGTGCCCGGCTCTTTTCTAATAGGTCTAACGATTCCCAAGATGGTTCTTAATGCATCCCAGTTTTTTTCAAATCTTGTTACAAAATCAATTTCTCTCGCTTTGAGGGTGCTATCTGTATTTAATACAGTGCTAGTAGTTACTCCTGGCATTGTTTACTCCTTTCAAAATCCAAAAAGTTCGTGATTTTCCGCAATCGCTTTCTGACGTTCGCCTGCATCTTTAATTTCCATGATTTCTTTCTTGGTCATTTTCCCCGGTTCTCCTCCCGGTGGATTTGATACATTAGCGCCCTGAGTTTTTTCAGTTGTAATATAATCGGCATACGCTTCTTTGATGCCTTTTTCTACTTCTGCTGCATTCTCAAATTTGCCGTCAGTTCCGATTTTTAAATTATCAATAGTCTCTTTTGATGCTTTTAATGCAAGGTTAATTACTTTACTGGACACGCCGGACTCCTCAAGCATCTTCTTATACGCGGCTTCTTTCGCGCTGTAGGACGCTTTCTTGTCCTGTTCGGCTTTGTAACTCTCAAAACCTGCGTGTTCTTTCTCATACTTGCCTTTCCAGTCGTCCTTTTCATAGTCCTTCAATTTCTTCTGGAGGTCTGGGACTTTCTCTGCATCCTCTTTGTATTTAGCGATCTCGCCTTTTAAACCTGTAACGGTTGCAGAGTGCTCCTCGATAATCGCGGAAACCTGTTCATCTGTAAGTGTCATGCTCTTTAAAAAAGCTCTTGTTAGTGCCATTTGATTACTCCTTTTCTTTGAGGGATTTCTTTCCCTAAATGACTTTATATGTAAATCGCAGTACTTCGCGATTACTTTCTAAACGTTTTTGCGGCTTTAAGGGATTTCGCCCCAAATTTGCCGTCAATTTTTAATTTACATTTCGACTGAAAAATGCTAACCGCGTCTTCCGTCTTTTCGCCGTATTTGCCGTCAGTATCTAATTTCGAGCCGATAGCCCAGTTTAAAAACTTCTGCAATTTTTCAATTTCCCTTTTTGCGCCTTTTAATACTGTAATACCGTCTAAAAACGTATAGTAGCCGCGTGACGGCAATTTAGGGAATTTCCCAGTGTATTTAACCTCTTTCGTTGTTTCTTCCTTCTGCTCCACCGCTGGGAAGTCGTGATACAAAATATTTAAATCAAACTTGCCGCCGTTGCCGGTTGAAACCTTGGTCGGAAATACGCCAGAGCTGGTATACTGCCACGCCATAAGGTCAGGCACGTTTGCAGGCTTATAAGATTTGTTCGGTGTCGCTTTAAATGCCATGCGGTTATAGCCTTTGTAATAACGTGCGATCCACCAGTTTTTACAGTTAACTTTGTTTTTATCAATGTGCTCCGAAAAATACGACATCCCAGTGTAAACGCCAAATTTATAGCCTCTTGACTCAACGACAGTCTGTGCCGCGTTGATGATTGATGCAATCATGCCCTTTGTCAGCTTAGCTTGTACTTTGTCTTCGATGTCAAACCAAACGCCGTATTTAAAATGTTTCTTACTAATTTTGTCTAGGATGTCGCATACAAGTTTCATGTCTGACTTAGCTTTCGCCACTGTAGTTGCGTATGTGTAGTTATACACGCCCCATGGAATGCCTAACTCCTCACACTTTTTGTAGTTTGCCTCAAACTTCTTATCTTTGCCTAAATCCTTGCGGATAATCTTAATGATCGCACCATCACAACCGTATTTCTTTACTTTCTTCCAGTCGATTGTGCCGTTGTATACCGACACGTCAATAATTTTTCTCTGTGTCATTTTCTCACCCTTTCCATCTCAGCACATATAAGATTTTCTGGCTGCTGTTAATAATCCTATGTATCTTTTTGTATGTTCCGCCTGCTTTTTTAGTATTTGTGCTAGCCTTTCCGGCATCCCACCAAACCATTTTATTTCTCTCGTTTATTCCTGCGAAAATATTGGTATGCAGGCGATAAAAGCAAATGTCTCCCGGTTTTAATTTGTTTTTATAATCCCGGGGTAATTTATTTACTTTTATCAATCTATATCGTTTTGATATAGCCGCTTTTGTTCCTGCGCCCTTATAGACAACTCTTCCGTTCCTGTTGCAATAAAACAGTTGTCCCGGTTTGAGGATGCCTAATTGCTGTAGGCAATAGCACACATACGATGCACAATTACTTACCTTTTTCTTCTTTGCGCCTGCCCAGCTATTCGCCACGTTTTGAGAGTATTTAAATTTTTTATCAACAAAATACTCCGCCGTTTCCTTTGCCCTGACGAGTAAAGACAATCTGTCCATTATTCCATCGCTCCTTTTAATTCGTTTGCAATGATTGCTGTGTATTCTTTTGCGTAATTTGCCGCCGCCGGTTTTAAATATGGCTGTGCCCTCTGACCGTTTGTGATATGCCACTGTCCCTTATTGTCCTGATAAGTCCACGGGGTCTTTCGTCCTCCCTTGTAGTACACACCGGTTCCCAGTTCCACATAGGCGGCGTACTCTTCGTTGCTGCCTATTGTTTCCGTGAGATTTTCCAAGTCGGTCTGATGTGTAATACTGTTTCTCAACGCACCCGTATCGACCGGACAAAGGTCTTTTGCGTGCCCTTCTGCGGCGGCTCCCGCCTGTTCTAACGCCCTTGCAAGTGCCATCGTGGTCTTGAGTATTACTTCGTCCACGCGGCTCACAACATCAATATCCGCCATTATATTTGCCCCCTTTGTGTTGCTAACCATTCATAGTAGGTCATATCTTCCACGACTTCGTTTCTGCCCGTCTCTGGGTTTCTGACGCGTATCATTCGCGGTTGTGCCAGTTCGGCGGGCAGCGCAGTTCTCTGCGTACAACGACAGTTATAAACTTCCGCCGAGATTCCGCTTGGGTCTCCCGGATACATAAGACCGTTGGAGTATGCCATGTTAAACGGTACTTCCTCACCGTCTAACGCTCTGTGGCTGTCTCGTGTCCTCAAATCCTTTGTCGCTGTCCAATGCTTAACTACATCAATTCCCATCTGGTAGGCTTCCTCGTATGCCGCCTGCCTGCCCCCGTTCTGTGCCCCTGTGAACGCTGTGCGGGCGTTTCTGATTGCGGCAGTATGATTCATACCTGTAACGTCTTGGAATCGCCCTGCAAGCCTTCCTATGCTGTCACCCTGTAATATTCCTTGCAGTAGTGCATTTTGCACTTTCTTTTTGTTCCAATGCACATCCTTGCTTTTTAGTACCCTTCGAGGTGGAAGAATCTTTTGTTTTCTGACCGTCAGCCGTTTAACCGTGTGTTCGTCAACTAGATTAAAAGCAATATCTCCGATCTCTTTTATCTGTTTATCAGGTATAAGAGATTTAATCATGTACGCCTCAAAGTTACGGTTAAGAGCGATCACAAGAGGGGTGCTTTCGTTAATGTATGCCGCGGCAATCTGGTTTGATTCTGTCAGACGCCGCGCCATGTCCTCGCGGAGTGCTTCCCACCTCTGCCCTCTGCCATACTGATTTATCAGCCATGCTTCGAACTCTTTTTTGGTATACTTTCCTGCCTGGTATGCCGCATATTCTTTGGCGTACCGGTGGGAAAACTGTTTAAAATAGTTTCTTGCTTTGCCGTCAAGCTCTTTTTCAGCCTGCTTATATACATCTGTTAGTCGTTTTTCTAACTTTTGCAACTCCTGCTCTGTCCACTTGTCGGATGGATACATGGTTATTCATCCCCTTCTGGGTTATCTTCCGGCGTATCTGGTTCAGGTGGCTCTGTGTAGCGGTTATATGATTCTTCGTCCAGCTTTTTCAAAATGTCCGGCACTTCTTCCGGTGCAACAAACGGTAATTTTTTCAGAATGGTTTCTTCGTCCAGATAATTAGCCGCCTCAAGAATCATATCTGTACGCTCTTTCTCGTTACTGATTCTGTTCCGCTTAAATTGTGGCTCGTCGTCAATCCCTGCAAGCTCCAGAATCTTCTCGACCGCATCGCCTACGAAGTACTCAAAATCATCTGCATTGTCGTCTAGTGGCTGGTATGCCGCGTCTATATGGTCATTTGTTGCTCCGGCGGCTATGGCGTGTACATCCAGCGCCCCGAAGTCCTCATAAATCTCTGATCGCATTTGTGTGAGAAACTCTTTTCTAGCCGTATACGGCGGCTCTTGTGTGTATGCCTGTACCTGCCCTTCCTCGGCCTTTGCGATGTGCTGAAACTTGAGCCGGTCCCTAAATTCCGCCAGTTCATCATCTGTCATACCGTCAGCGTTGGAAATTAGCCAGTACATCTGTGCACAGTCGTCTAAATCATTGGCAAAACCACTTTGCACCGCGTCGTAGGCATCAATCTTTGACCGCATCCCTCTCAGGGTGCTTATGTGTCGCTTGTTACCAAACATCGGCACAATAGGCAGACTGCTATAGTTTTCTTCTCCGATAATTTCGGGTTCCAAATTATTAGCAACTTCCACCCTTTGCCTGTACGCCCGTTTGGGAGCGGTCTCTTTTAATTCTCCAAATTTGCTTTCTGCACTGTAAGTTGTGTAGCCATCTACTTCGTACAGTACAACCTTAAACGGTTTCTGCTCGTCTAACTGCCAGAATCGTATACCCGCCATCAACGCCCCTGTGTCCTCGTCCCACATTGGGGCGAACTGCGTAAATGGAAATTCGTGCACGTGGTCCACATTCCAAAAAAGGAAGGACTGGCCATGGATTAATGCGTTGTATGCCGCCTCTTTAATCCGCCTGTCGAATTGTTTGCCCAGTTTTTTCTTAACATTCATGTCATTAAAAAAGACACCGTTTCCTAGGCTGTACGAACAGCGTTGTGTATTTAATTTGTGAAAAAAATTAGAGCATATCTGTGCATTGGATGAGAAATTGTCCACTTTTTTCTGACCCAATAAAGTGTAGTAAACACGCTGAAACTGCAAGATAGTCTCGTTTTCCTGTGCGTCATACTTGTCCGCCCTTAACGCCTCTTTGTATGCTCCTGTACTCTCGTGGAATTTTATAAACTGATTTATAAATTGCCCTTTGTCTTTTGCGGCAATGAAATCTTGATATGATAAATACATTTGTCGTCACCCTAGAATTGATTTGTATTGTCTTGTTCGGCTGCGCTTGACGAGTTTTAATGTTTTTACAAGATACCTGATAGCATCCATTGCGTGATCTGACTGTTTTATAACTGCATCCCTGCCTTTGTCAGCCGCTGTTGGGTCCCATGCATAGATGCCGAACTCCTCAATCGTGTGTGTGCAAGACGGGTCAAACGATAATTTGTCTTGTGTCAGCAACGTCTCCACGTCTGCTATCCCATCGTTAACAGTATTATCTGCCTTTTTGACCTTGTGCCCTCTACTGCGTAATTCCACGATGAGAGCGGCGGCGGATGGGTCAACGATGACTAAGTCATCTTTCTGCCCGTTTAGCGTATCCTCTAGCCCTTTTACTAGCTCACTGACTGGCTTCATGCGGTTGTTCTCCCTGCCAGAATAGTAGTACTCTTTTATACAGTGCCAGTTGCCGGTATCCACTCTTTTCTGCCAGACGAGGAATACGGTAGCGTTCTGCATACCAAAATCTGAGCTAACAATTATCTCTCCGCTAGTCTTTACTTTGCAGACGTGCCTTTCCTCCGAAAACATATCGTACACAAGCCCTTCTGCCACTGCCCAGTTGCCCAGTATGTAGCGTTGATACCTGTGTGTCCCCGAGTACTCTTTTATTAACTCGTCTACTACCGCCGGAGGTAGGCAGCCATCGTGTATGTTGTACGCCTGCTGGAATATATCTGCATCGGAATCCAGAAAGCCCTTAAACCAATGTTTCGGCCCCGCCGGGTTGCACGTCCCATCAAAATGACTGTGTGACGTCCTGAGACGGGATTTCAGCATTTCAAACACTTCTTGATTCCACGTCGTCACCTCGTCGCCATAAGCATATTCAATCGTGGCTCCCTGTATCCTTGCAACGTGTTTCTTATTGTCAGCACCTAGCGCATATACTTTTTTGCCAAATAGCTGTACCGTGTTGTCGCTCCGTATCTCGCCCACCAGTTCCTCGCCCCAAATCTCCCGCATGGGGTCAAGTATGTTGCGTTGTAGCGTGCCTCTGGTGTTACCAAGCATCACAGCCGACCCTAATCCTTTTAGATGTGTCAGGCGCTGAGGAATTACGATCGCGTAGTCAACAAAGGATTTCCCGGAGCCTGTCGCCCCGGTCTTTACGTTCCAACGATGGTTACAGCCTTGCAGGTATTCTGTCTGCTTGCTAGTCAATGGCATTATCGACACCCCCAAGAATCTCAATAGCTTTTGCCAGTGCTTTATCGCTTGCGCTTTCTGATTGCGGCTTATCTCGCCACTGTTCCGGCTTTCTGTTCTTTAGCCAGAATATCTGTGCTGTTGTATCCGGCGCAACGTGCTTCTTTGTTACTTTTCGTTCCGTCATTACTCCGCCTTCGTACTTTTCGCTCGTCTCCTCGTAGCTGTATCCTAACGCCCGTTGCAACAGGCTTTTTTCCACTTGCCTGTCCACAACATCTTTTCCCTTTTTTAAGGTATCGGCTAAAATTGGAAATTTTTTCTTCCATGTATACAAGGTATCTGGGTTTATGCCGATGTTTGCCGCAATCTCTTTGTCTGTGCATCCATCTCGCGCCCATCCCTCTATTTTTAGCAACCCTTCTTTGGTCAGCCACTCCTGGTATTTACTTATCCCATTTTGGGGTCACCTCCTAAATACAACCATAACCCCGTAAGGCTTGTTTACGGGGTTATATGAAAGGAAAGAAAATATGAAAAAAATCGTTTACACCAGTTGCATAGCGCAACTAAGTACAAGTATAAGGAATTGCACCTTAACAGTCGCTGAGGTATGAAAAGCGGCTGGTATCTAAACACTTGCAGACCCGCAACCTGTATGGGACGCAAGGCACCGTGGGATAGGTGTCTTACGTACTCTCTTTTACGCGGATGAGAGTTTACACTTTTACCACAAAAAGATAGAGGAGGTTATGTCTCACAAAAAGTTACCAGACTCGTCCGTACAAGTGTATTGTACGGCATTTTTTAAGCCATGTTAGACAAACATAAAAAAGAGAGGGAGATAATTCCCTCTCTCTAATATCCCGCATATTTCCCAGCCAAATTGGCGAAAGCACTAAGCCATCTGCGTATAGTCATTTCTGCATATCCGAGCTTATCCGCCGCCCCTGCTATCGTGTATCTATCCTCAAAATATACCAGCTGTACGGCTTTCATTCTATCCTCACCGTTGTCCATGCTCTCTGTTTGCTTTATCGCCTTGTTGATAGCGTACATCCATAAGGCTGACTGTGCTGTATTTTCTGCGATCAGTTTGTCTGGGTATTTTTTTACCTGTTTTACTGCGTGCCCGTACCAATCGTGTTTAGGATTGCTCATTTTCTGTTTCCTCTTTGTGATTTTCTAAAGGCTCATTAAACCTTAAGAAATCTTCTAAATAGCTGCTCCAAGTAGGGCCTAACGTGACAAAATCTTTGTATATTACCGTTATTCTAAGGTTTTCGGCATCTACTGCAACATCCGCTACAATATATATGTCTCCCTTGTAATCTTTGTATCTTTTTCCTCTCATTTCCGCCTTAAAATATCCGGCTTTATTTTGAGCTTTTATTTCTTTAACAGTTAACATCTTATGCCTCCTCCAATTTTTCAAAAATTTTTTCGTAAGCTCCTACATCATACTTTAGTAAAAATTGTTGCACCTCGTTTTCTTCTAGTACCCTGGCTTCTTCGTCTCCATCCATCCATTTCGCCACGCCCAATCATCTGCCTTTTTTACTTCTGTATATTTCGGCGTTTACCAAGATTCTAAAAGGTCTTCCAACTTCCATTTTGACCTTGTCGGAAATCAATTCCATCCTGTCTGTGTCGTATTTTAATTTATTTTCCGCGTCTACAAATATCATCTTTCTCCCTCCTTTTAAATATACTCATGTGCCGTCCAGTCTTAATTATTTTTCTCTTTATTATCAAATACAAAATATTTATCTAAAAATTCAAATGCTATATCTAGTTTGTAAGACGAATATCCAATACTGTAATTAGCTTCGCCAGCTTTTCTGTATTTAATTTCGTAATATGGTTTTTCTCGACTTCCGTGAACTACAATTTCTGCTTCGACTACGTGTTCCTTGTACGCCGCTTCTTCAAAAGGAATTATTGTAGCTGTTTTTGTTTTCTCCATTTTCTTTTTTCTCCTTTTTGTTTTAGTTCACTCGCCGATACATAACCGTATTTCCGTTTGTCAGCCTTACAACTACCTCGTAAGGCTCTTGGCTTGGCATTCCGTCAATAGCTCTGTAGCGGACCCCCATAATAACGTCAGGACGGGCAAGAACGCCGCACCTCTCGCAGCATTCAGATGCTTTATACTCGCAGTCTCTACACCTAAATCCCATAGCTTCAGGTGTCCACTCATCCGGATTTGTTTCTTTTAGCTTGCACATTCCTTCTATTGTTCCAAACTTACACTCCTCACACCTTCCTGTACAGGCTTTTCTGATTCTTTCTAATGCGTTCATTATTTCTTTTCTGTCCATTTTTGTTCCTCCTAAATATGCTCATGCGCCGTTTTGTCTTTGCAATGTTCGTGATTTCGTGTATCCATCTTTTTCACCTATTTTTTCTGCAATAGCTCTTATTACATTTACAGTTACGCCGTTTCCTGCTTGTTTATATAATTGACTATCAGAATTAACAAACTCTGCTTTTTCAAAATAGTCATCTGTCCAACCTTGCAGCCTAAAGCATTCTTTCGGTGTCAGCTTTCTGATTGCTATGTAGCACTGGTATTTTTCATACCAGACAGCATATATGGTCAACTCTTCTGAAACTTGCACAAAAATCCCTTGATTGCAACTGGTATCTAATGTATTTGCAACATCACGTCCAACTCGTCCTCTTCTTGTTTTACTTCCTGGAACTGATAAATTCACGTTATCAATGCCTACTCTACACTCGGAATAGCCTTGCTTTGTTGCTTCGGCTACTTTTATGCCCTGCGAATCAATAACTCCAATCGGTTCAATCGCCACTCCGTGTCTATCCTGTCCAGTAAGTGTAAACATCGGCTCACCATCTTCTTTGAATCTCCGTCCATTCTGACGCTTTTCTGCTCGGTCAGGTGTTAAAACTGGAATTGCAATACCGCTATTTTGCGCTTTATACGTTCCACATCCTTTTTGATATCTTGCTTGCAAGCATCTGGCAATGCTAGTTGTTTCTGTTCCACTGTTGCACAAATCTATAAAACACGGCAATGCTACATGATGCCCTCGCCCACCACCTTGACCAGTATCAAGAGTTTCTGTAATTCCATCAGGTGCAAATACCTGCGTATTTTTTCTGTATCCGTCTTTGTGATCAATTATTTGGATACTATTTTCTCCGTCTGTTCTTTCGACAGGAAATACTTTTGCGGTACTTCTCCCTCTAAGATGTCCGATAATGAAGCACCTTTCTCTGTTCTGTGGCACTCCAAAATCTTTGGAGTTGAGCACCTGCCATTCTGCATCATACCCCCTCTGCTCCATTTCAATGAGCAGTCTGGCGAAATCCCATCCTCCATTAACACTAAGCAAATTCTTAACGTTCTCAACGAAAAGGTAAGTGGGTCTATTTTCTTCTTCGAGTTGTCCGATAAGGTACATAACTCTAAAAAACAAGCTTGAACGGTTCCCTTGAAATCCAAGCTGTTTTCCTGCAACTGAGATGTCTTGGCACGGGAATCCGAAACACCAGCAATCTGCTTTTGGAATGTCTCCGGCATATACTCTTCTAATGTCATTTGCGTACCACTCTCCATTCCTGTATTCCTCCTTTAGTATTTCTTTTTGTCGCTGTTTCAACGGCATTTTGCTCAAAAATTCTCTTTGTTCCTGAGTAATCAGATGCATAGATGTGTAGCTCGCAACCGCGAATTTGTCAAATTCGCAAAAGCCAACACATTCATGTCCTTCCAGTTCCATCCCCCTGCGAAACCCTCCGATTCCGGCAAAAAAATCAATAAACTTCATTTTTCTTTCCTCTTATATATGCTCATGCGGTTTGACCGGTTCCCGGTGTTTTTCAGCTTCCTGCTCAATCAATAAGTTATACTGTTCCACAAATTCGTCCTCGCTTATTTCGCCCTGCATGAATTTTTCCGATATGCTCACGTAGGTGTTCATTGGTATCCTTTTCAGTCGGTTACACCGCTTCGTAAACTCTTCATCACTTATTTCATTTTTTATGTATTGCTGTGATAAACCCATATATGTATCCGGTTCGATTGTATTATCGCTCATCTATGCCTCCTCTCTAATTTCCGACCGCACTAAGAACAGTATTGAACACTCTGAATCGCTACTTCTTTCGGTATGTCTGTTAAACCATGGCAAATCGGGCACTCACATACATATTCATCACTTATTCTCCTGTTATTCTGTATTTCTCGCTCATCTTTAACTTCCTTCTAAACGATTCAGGGCATCTTTACACAATTCTTTGGAAAATCTAAAAGGTTTCATTCTTTCTCACCTGCCTTTTCTTCTATGTTGTACAATATCTATTATTTCCACCTTTTTGCTTATACAATGTATACTTTCCATTACTATCCCGTTCCCAATTATATCCTGCGAATTCTAATGCCTTTAACCCTCCCATATAATAAGACACATCCTGCGGTCTACTATTTTTCATGTTTGCAATGAGCTATCTTTCGTCTAACCATTCTTCTGTCTGCTGCTTAATTTGTTTTTGTGCTCTTCCCATGATAATTATTTTCTCTATTCTTTTTTTGAAATGCGGTTTTCATTTGCTTTTAAAACATTCATTTTTATTTTCTGTTTCTTCTTCTGAAATTTTGCATCTAAAAATAGATTCTCCAATAAAGCCATTTCCAGATTCTTCGATTACTTCACACCATTTACAATCTAAACATTTTTCTTCCATCATTTTTTCCCAAAATACCTCTCCATCTGTATCAATAAGCTTCTGAATAATTTCTTCTGCCCTTTCCTTTGTAACAATTTCGCTTTTATATCCCCCCATCGCAGTATGGGTGATTCTCAAAAGAACATCCCGCAACTAGATATCGGTTTATATATATATCCGCTTCCGCTGGCTCTTTTTATTTTTCGTGGTTCCAGGTAGACCATATTTCCACCGTTATGGCATATTCCCCATTTTACCCCGTCTCTTTTGCCGGGCTGTGGTTTGCACCTTGGGCATTCTGGGCACTTTATGTATTCTTTCATCTGCCTACCTCCTTCATGAAATCATTCATTACCTTGTTTCGCCAAGATGTAAGGCTCACTGTGTTTTCGCTCTCCCTATATGGTTCTGGTAGTGGCACCCATGCGATTACTTTTTCGTAAGGGATTAACCCCACCCATTCAGAATCCCCTCGATCATCTTCGTGGTAAAACCAATTTTTCCGGTAATCATAGGTATCTCCATTGTATGCACAAACCATATAAAAATCAGATTTATCTGGTAACCTCTCACTGCATGGAATCCAGTCAATAACCGGCGCAACATCTGCTTTCTTTTTTGGTGCATTTTTCTCTAACATCTTTCATTCCCACCTCCTTGTTCTTCCGCACGCTTTCGTCCATTCCCTCGCAAATCTCTTTTCCGCCAAGTCGCTTGGGAAAAGCTTTGTTTTTTTGTTTTTGTTTCCTCTGTTCCTCAGCTCCCTTTCTATGGCTTCAATTTTCCCCCTCGATTTGGGTGTTTTGCGTAGTTCGGTCACTGCTTCCCTTAACTCTTGTTCTGTGCATCCCACCAGAAATGCGGCTCGGTCAAGGCTTGGTATTTCATATAGTTTTTTCACTATTTCGTTTTGTATTTTATTAAATTCTTCATCTTTCAGACCGTATGGCATTTTCTTTCCTTTCCCCTCCGGAATAAATCCGGAGGAATCAATGGCATATGGCTCCTCATGGAACCGTTAACGTGTTGCTGTAATGTGTATCTATCCTTAACCCCGGAGGGTGTCCAGCTGTTTTATCCATTCAAGCGGCCCTTTGTTGAGCAGTAGGCAGTTTTCACCTACATTTCCCATATCAAAAATACATCCCTCGCAATACTTGTGTTTATTGCAGTACTTTCTGATCGTTTTCGCCGCTTTTCTTGCTTCTGAATCTCCTACTTTTCCCATTACGCCACCTCCCTGATCGTGATACCGTACCTCTCAAGCATCAGTTTTCTTTTGATGATATACTCCGGATTTTTTCTTGTACGCGGGGATTTTACGTCCTCGACAACAACCTTGCCTTCTTTGTCTGTGTAGCGGAAATCTGCTGTATATGATACGGGGCGCTCTGTAGTGCCATCCTCTCGTTTCTGGCTGCCTACAAGGATATATCTCGGCTGTCGCTCTAATCCTGTAATTTCCCCCGCTTCTTGCATCGCCGCCAATTCTAAATAGCGGTGCATTTCTTTTTTACTGTCAAACTTTCCGGCTGTCGTAAAAATCTTTTTATTTCTAAATTTGTTCACAGGTAATTCCTCCCAAATGTTTTGATAAATTCTTCCCTCGTTCCGTTGTTCTCCTCCCAGTACTTCTGTGCCAGTTCTTTGAGATACCTGTCTAGCGGTCCGTTGGGGTTACGATGCACTGCCTCACCGCCGTTGGTATGATGATTCAAGCACAAATAAACTGTAAAGCCATACTTTTCGGCTTGTTTTCTGTTGCTACTGCCATATAAGACATGGTGTCTATGCAGATTTCCAGTCGTTTTGCAGAAAAAACACTCTTTTTTCGTTTGCAGTACGCTATTCATTTCTCTTCTTCCTTTCTTGACTTCCATTTTCCTAACATTTGTTCCAGTTCTCTTGGTGTTAGCGTTTCGATTCCTAAATCTTCCGCTTCCTGTATCGTCCCTTTGATTAGTTCGCTCATTTCCCGGCTGTCGTAGGTGTGTGAGCCTCGCATGAGCCTGTAAAATACTACCTCTTTGCCTTTTTCTAGCCGCCGTCCTATCGCAACCGTGTGAACGTCCTCTTTTTTATACATGATATCGGTCGGAACATTGGTTTTTAAAACTGCTATGTCCCCTTTTATCAGCTCCGGCTGTCCATATCTGCCTATCATCAAATTCTTGGCTTCTGCCTTGCTCGTTCCGACTTTCTCCGCTATCTTGGTGATCAGGACGTGGAAATAGGCGTTTGCCGACAGGCTTCTTTTCTTGCGGAACGGTTTAATTATTATGGACAACTTTTCCAGCTTTTTCAGTTCGTCCACGCCTTTTATAAACCGCTCCGCCTCGTTGATCTCCAGAGTAACTGTTATCTTTTTGCTAAAATAATCCACTGCTAAGTTTTTTATTTTTCCAGTTAAATCCATGCTATTTCAGTCCTAATTCCTTCATGGCTTCGGCATATTGTTGTTGTGTCGTCTGATACAGTGATTTTAAACCTCTTTGACTTGCCCATTCTTTGATCTGGGCTTCCGACATTCCTTTTTCTTGCATCAAATCATAGAGCCGTTTTGCTT